TGGAGAGCTTTATCGTCATTATAACCATAATACTCTTTGACTACATCAAGATAATCAATAGAATCTTTTTTCGCCCAAGGAGAGAAACGCTTCCTCGGTTTGACACTATTTAGTAAAAAATCATATTGCAACTTCTTAGGAAGGTGGGGATTCTTGTTCATCTCATTAACAAACAGAATCGTATCAGTAAAGGAACTAAGGCACCTGTTAATAATATAAGGTGGATATGCCTTCTCCGCATCTTTGTCATCATCAAGAATACTTTTCTTTGATTGATTGATCGAGTATAGGTAATCTTTCAGTTGGTACGTCATTCCAATGTCTCACAGCGTTAGCAACAATAGCAATATTAGTAATCAAATATGTGGCGAAAATAAAAGTGCGGACAAGTGCTACCTTATCCGCCTCACAATCATTATCGGACGCTTTCTCTCCTAGCGCCTTACACCATAGTCTCCATGCTATACGAAAGTATTTCATTTAAATACAGCAGTTACATTCACAATTTTAGCAGTAGGATTGCGAGCAAGAGCGGTCTTACGAGCATCCTGGTAGTTTGCTGCCTCAACAATCTCGTCGAAGAGACGACCAGCGACATAGAGTTGAACTTTAATTTTCATAGTTGTAAAGGACGAGTTCCTTTCGTTCTGCTTGATCTATTGTATACGACCCGACCGACCGCATGGTGTAGGTATGTGCAAATTCTCCAACTGTCCACCCCTGGAACCGCTCCTTGACGAGGTTGGAATTATTATAAGAAACTAGCTGAGGACAAAGATGACGATCACAATCAGCAGCAAACTTATCGTGATCAAATCCTTTGTGCATTGATCCCTTACGCCCATAGAGGTTGTCCTTAATGTCATAAGGAGGATCAAGATAAACAAATACATCTTTCTTGTCCGTCAGCAGATCTTCGTAGGACCAATTAGTTATATACCAATCTTTGATCAACTTGCCGTACTCAGGGATCTTTTCAATACCATTCATAGAGAAGTTGCTGACACTTGCTTGCTGAGAGAAAGAAGAACTCTCAGTCAGACCAGAAAAAGAACACTTATTGATAATGTAGAAAGCAACTGCTCTATAGAAATCTTCCGTGTTTTCATCGTTGAGTTGATGCTTCATTAGATTGAACAACCCACGAGCAAGATCTGGCGTAGCATAATCTTCTTTGTATCCCTTTAGAACTTCATACAATTCCTGTGATTCATCACGAAGGATAGACCAGAAATTATACAAAGGATTATAAAGATCATTTACCCAGATCTGAATGCCAGGGTAACGCTTGGTAACTTCAAGTGCTACAGAACCTCCACCAATAAAAGGTTCTCGAAACTCATGATAACCTTTTAGGTCAGGCATGAACTGAAAAAGTTTAGGAAGTGCTCTACTCTTCCCGCCAGGATAACGAAGTGGTGTCTTTAGTGATTTCAAAGTCTGGGGCATGATATTTAAGGTATTCACGAAAGGTTTGTTTGATTTCTCGTTGAGTCATTCCACACCAAGCTGCTGCCTGGGGTAGGTTCATTGTAGCACGAAAAAGTGCATTATGTGCTTCTGCCACATTTTCTGGCGTTGTCTTAACGACATTTCCCATCAAATAATTCCAATAACGTTCTTTATAATCACTCATTTGAATTCACAACTCATCATGATTTCTGTAAGACATGCCAGCATATTTACTTCCTGATCTGGAACAATACTGATATCTCGCATATATTTTGCGATGATGAGAACTGCTTCTGGGATGGCAGCAGGTTTCAGAACATCATACAAACTGTCATAGATCTTACGCATCACCATGCTAGGGTCATTATCCATGTGCTGAACAACCCAGTTCTTGACAGTTGTGAATTCTTTCTTCTTCAAAGCCGAGAGTAGAGAATCGAGGTTAACGTCAGCAACATCAACAAGAATAGCAGACGTAATAGACCCTGTGGCAGCATACCGCTGACACTCATTAATAGTCCTACGCCAGTCAGGATAATAGCGTTTAACAAGTTTGGCGATAACTTTATCTTCATACTCTACACACTCATGGGTAAGGATAGTCTTGAGCCGTGTAAAGAATTCACCCTGCAATTGAACTGACTGCTCTGGTTTGATACGAAAGTCAACAACCGTGCAACGAGAATGCAGCGGTTCAATAATTTTATTAATGAAGTTACAGGTGAAGATAAAACGGCAGTTGCCGTGGAACTCCTCCACAGCGGTCCTGAGGGACAGTTGCACGTCGTTGGTGGTGTTGTCTGCCTCGTCGATGATGACGACCTTGTGGGACGCCCCAGAGGTCAGGGAGACGGTTGTGGCGAACTGCCTGACCCGATTGCGTACCGTGTCTAGGAAGCGCCCCTCGTCGGACCCGTTGATGACGATGTAGGATGCCCCGATCTCCTCACACATCGCCTTAGCGATGGTGGTCTTACCGACACCTGCTGTGCCCGTCAGAAGCAAGTTAGGGATCTCTCCCTGATTCACAAAACCCTGAAACACTTCTTTAATGCTGGCAGGGAGAATACAATCCTCCACGATGGAAGGACGATACTTTTCAACCCACAAAAACTCTTTACTCATCAATCACTCCAAAGGTCGAACAAATTCATTACTAACAATATCAAGAGCTTCTAACTCTTGTTTCATCCAGTCTACACCCTTTTGGGGATCTGTATGATCCCCGCAGGTGAAGATATCACAAACTGCTGTACCCAATTCAGGCCAAGTATGAATGCTGATATGACTTTCAGCAAGCATAGCAACACATGTAACTCCCTGTGGTTCAAACTTATGAGAGTTCAAAGACAGCAGAGTGGAGTTACATTCCTTGGACGCCATATAAACAGTATCTCTGATATACCCTTCATCATCAAGAAGTTCAGAGGGACATTCTTTGAGGGTGAAGAGAATATGTTTCATCAGGGTTCAAGAGCAATATAATAGGTAAGATCAACGTTGGTATTAGTCCATTCAGAGATCAAGTGCTTGGAGACTTTGACCGTATAATCACCAGGGAGAAGACGGATGTTTTCAATTTTGACATCCAAAGAATAGTCCCCAGTACAAGTACCAGAAATGGATTGCTGGTAAGTATTGCTGGTATCATTCTCTTTATCTCGAAGGATGAGTTTGATTTCATTAGAACCTTCCTCAGATTGGAAGGTCAGATCAGGCAGACTATAGACAGCAGACGCTTTCTGCAGGGCAATCAGATCTTCGCCAGTCAGGTTGAACTGGAGATCAGCACCAGGAAACTTTACATTCTTTTCTGGCGCAGACTTGAGCGTAATCTCTGGGTCCGAAAAGTAATAACGAGCAGACTGCCTGCCACCACGAATGCTGACAAAAGTTTCGTTGTCAAACTCAAGCTGAGGATCGCTAAACAGAGAGATCCCAGAAAGAAACTGACTAAGATCATAAATTGCGAAGTCCACAGGAAATACTTCTTCGCCAGTAAACTTTGCGAGGATGTTCTCTGCATTAGAGATTGTTCGAACTGTGCTTCCCTTTCGGAATACGATTGAGGAATTGATTGTAGAGAAGTTTTTGAGGACATCAAGGGTTTTCTTTGAAAGAATGACTTTACTCATGGACGGTTGTACTCTTCGCGGTTTGCATTTTTATCGTTGAAGTTCAGAAGGAGAACTGCGTAGTGAAGGATCTTCATGATATCACGTCGAGCAGAACCTTTCCTATCGTAGCGGGAAGCATACTTCAGAATGTTGCTGCGACAGAAAGCTTCTCCATCGCCACACGCTTCAATCAAATCGAGAGTTTGGATCTTGTCATCACCTGCCGAATAATGTGCTCGGTATGTATCGGTAATGTATTGGCGCAACTCGTCGAGGATCGCGTCTTCATTATATTTGTAGTTCATTCAGCGGTTCCAGATTAGTTGGATATTACTATGGTAGCATTCTTGAACGTTGCCGTCAAGATCTTTGACAAATAACTTCAGACCCTCGCCACCTAGGATCTTCACGGTCTTGCCGCTATCAAGAACGGCAAGATGATTCACATAACCGTGATACTTATCAGAACGGAGCTGGGGCATCCTCTTCCTCCTTGACTACAACATCAGCATCGATCTTATCGTACAGTTCGATGAAAGATTGCTTGGTCTCATCATCGAAACGATTCACACAAACCTTGATCGCCTTCATACGATCCTGCCAGATAGC